GCTGTCGATAGACGATTGGGCAGTCATTATATTGACACTTCCAGGAACTTCGAAACTGTCTCTAAACAGATGAGAATATATATCTCTAACAGGATCTTCAGCTATTTCTCTAGACAATTCATCAATGAAAGAAGCTGTAGTTGATCTATTTACATAAAAATGTTTAATTCTTTGTCTGTGTTCAACTATTATCATTTTAACAACATTCTTAAGAGACATTTTTCCCATTTCTACAACCTTGTTTGCTCTCTTCAAAGTAACATATAAATCCCAAAAGTCATTGGGAATTGCCGAAATGTTTGCATTAGTATCAACGACACCTTCCTGCCAATCAAGAGCATACATAGGTAAAGAGGCCTCATTTAAGGTACCATCATCATTACAATATTTTCTATTTATAAGAGTCTTGATTTCTATATTGAAGCGTCTAAAGATTGCTTTCGGATCATTTACTGAGGCAATATTTTCTGGTTTGGATATATTTGAAGTCATTAAAACAAAAGGCGATCTGAAATATTTACTATTTTTCGAATTAACTTCTGCTAGAGGAAGACAATAAGGAGCACTGTTTATCATAGATTTAATCTTCAATGCTTCAGATTCCGTATCAGAGATACCATCTCTCTTTTGGAAAATATCATCAAAGTAAGTAATCCAAGATTTATAATTATATTTGTCATAAAACTTATCAGTGGGTACAACATACATGAAATTGTCTGGTTTTTCTTTTAATTCATCTCTCCAATCGGAAGGGATCGTTTGGTGAGCTATAAGAACACCCAATCTCCTCATTAAAACAGACTTCATACATCCTGGAACCCCAGTTATAAAAACTCCCACAGGTTCTACTCTATCTCCCGAAAGAGAAGAAAATTGTGCTAACATAGCATTTCTACATTTTTCCAAATCTCTTAAGGATTGTTGCACTGTGGAAAATTCATAAGATTTTCTATCCAAAGTTTTATATATTTTTATACTATTTTCTCTAAAAGTATTATACACAATTTCATTGTGTTCAGAATTTAACCTTTTACCCGCATAACATTCGGAAATAAAGAGCTGAACTTCATCTCGAAAATCTTTTACATCATCGTCTTTGACAACATCTACATGAAAGTAATCAGAGAGAGTGTCATTTTTAATAACAGTAGTAAAGAATTCACTTAATCTTGTTGAAGCAAACAAAATAACAGCAGTCATATTAGATTTTTGGACATCATTGAACTTGAGCAGAGTATTCAATGTGGAAAGAAGCTTATCTCTAGGTCTGAAACCTATACCCGTTCCCAAAACAGTAAGTAATAAGGGAGTTAGGAAAGTTTCTGAATCCAAGAAAGATTGTGCTTGTATAGGTTCCATCATAATTTCTTCATTGTTTTCATCAACATCCAACTTCTCTTCCTCTTTGGAGATAGAATCAGAGAGATTATTCCAAGCATTATAAAAAGTTTCAATACCTTTCATTGCTACAGAATTTGTAAGCATATAAGCAACTGAGAAAGTCAAAATTGCGAATACTAATCTTCTAGAACCTAGATCTCTTCGGGCAAGAAAAATAAGTATAGTAACAGGTAACAAAACATGAATAGTATGAGTGCTAAACAACATTTTAAAACCCGTATTTAAGTTGGGTAACCAACTATCACTCTTTTTCTCATCTGGAGAATTAAGAGTATTAGCTGATAATTTTTGTGCCAGGCTCTCTAAAAAGGGAACCTGATGTTGATGTTGAATTACAAAAGGCAAGTTACCTTGAGATCTTGGAATATCTTCCTTGTTTGAGACTAAGTCTCTATTTCGTTCTGTATCAAATTCAATCTCTACTGGTTCAGGAGAACCGTTATAACGATTACCTCTTTGATCTTCCCATACTTCCGCAACATATCCTGGTTGGTTAACATCAAGATCGTTGAGGATAATGGGGAATTCATTATCATTTTCTTTAGCTTTTTTCCACTCTTTATATTCATTAAGAATACCGGTGGAAGAACATCTCATCACAAAATCGAGAGCTACTAATTGTTCACGCTCTGGAGCTTGTGATATCCTAACAAAATTTTCATTTTTAATACTTTCAACATTTTTATCGTGGACACGGCCAGTGGTTTTTGTTTTCATCATATTGCATTAGGCGTTTTATTAGGGTTTTTCTCATCTACCCACTAAAGGGTGATTTTATCTGATTTACAAGGAGCATCGTACGATTTGAAATACGAATAATCAAACTCCTTGGGGAAAGAATACATAGATTCCCACTAGACTGAAAAAGTATCAGTTTACATTTTTGAATTAACTCTAAAAATGAGTAATTTCTTTTTGGTTATATTTTT